AAAACCAGTGACACAGCAATGTGCCGTGGGTTCGAATCCCACTCTCTCCGCCATTTTCTTTCCTTCATATCGGCTCAACCGACCTGCGGAAGTACCCAAGTGGCCGAAGGGGCTCCCCTGCTAAGGGAGTAGGCGTCTAAAAAGCGCGCGAGAGTTCAAATCTCTCCTTCCGCGCCAAAGTACCGATTTTAGCTGTTTTAAAGCTAAAATCGGTACTTTTTTATGATTTTCACCCTATTTTCTGCGTATTTTCAAAAAGCAAAAATCACGTTATGACACGCTATGTAACATAAAATTATTTCCCGTATGCTACATTGTATGCTACAAATTCAGCGCAATGCGAGGGGACTCCCCTATTTTTTGCTACATGGACTTTATTTTCCGAAGCATAGAATCATAGACTTTTCGGTTCACAAGCGATAATGTGTCCATAAGTTCATCAACGACCGCCCAAGCCTTTGCCGGGTCTTTCCCAGCTACCGCAAGCAAAAACTCACTGTCCCCGTACTCGCCCACGGTAGCCGGTTCTGCGGTCACAGGGGCGGGAGCGCCGGAGTAGTAACTCGCGTACCTACCGCCGTCGTCCCGTTCCTCTTCCTGCATCTGCTTACGGATCACGTACAGATCCGCAAGCTTAGCGTAATTCTTATAGTCGGATTCCTCATATTCCAGGCGAGCAATCTCTTTCCGGATTTCGGCTGCATCCAACATATTGCGCTCTCCTTATGCCCGCTCGATCTGCTCCATGCAGCGGCGGATCGCGTCACGGGTTTTATCGTCGTCCGCGTCGCGCATCATATCGTCCAGCTGCGCGCGCATATGCTCGCGGGCGTCCGTGCGGCTGTAGCGGCCCATTGCGTCACGGCGGCGGCCACGGTAAGAGCTGCCCCGGCCGTAAGTACCGCGCATATCCGCCTCCCACTCGCCGTCGCGGGAATAGCCGCCGTCTTCAGCCATCTCGATCTTGTAGGTATTCTTGATGGAGCTGGTCAATTTCTGGATCGCGTCGAGGTCGCCTGCGGACATTTCCCGCTTCTCGGCAATTTCGTCCAGCTCTTTGCAGAGCATTTCGCGGAGATTCCTCAGATCATACATATTGCTTCCTCCTTTCATGCTACGCGCTCGACGGTAAGATTGCTGTTTGCAAAATTAACCGTTTGCGCGCTGGTGTTTTGCATACCTACCGTCAGGCAGCAGCCTCTTGGCACGCTCACCTGTGCGGATACATAAACGTTAAAGTAGTTTTCTACCGCTGCCGGTGTCACAATCGCCGTCGCGCTTGCAAGGGCTTCACCGTTGATGGCAAGTGCGGCCGTGATCGCCTCGACCGTGCCGCCGGTTGGAATTGCGATGTTGCCGCCGTAGGAGACTTTGAAAACTGCTCTACACTGATTCGTCAGCCCGCGCAGCGTGATCAGGCCGCTGCCCTCGCGGTGCACGATGCACGGCTTGCTGCTCACTGCCGTTTCCGCCAGCGGGACGTTCTGCCCGGCGGCGACGCCGACGATGTTGGAATTCGTAAACTCAGCCAATTCCAAACACCCCGCTTCCCGAATTGCCTGCTTTGCAGTAGTTCAAAATCGGCTCCATCGCCGTCTTCATCGCCTCTGCGCAGCTCGGCTGCTCCATTTCGTCCACCGTTTTCAGGATACAGGCGTATGTGTAGAGATCCGTGATGTTCATCTTGTACAGATCCACGCCCATCAGGTGATCGATGAATTTCTTCTTGAGTTCCTTATATGTTGCCATAAAATCATTCCTTTCATAAAAAATACAGCGGCGGGACGATTGCCCCGCCGCGTTGCTGTCGAGTATCGGCAATGGGGCCGACCATTTTCGTGAGGCCACGAAAAAGCTCTACGTTATGGAGTTGTTACGCCGCGCAGCCGCCGCAGCCGTAGTTATAGCCGCTGTTGCAGCAGTACGGATTCGCGACAACATAGGCCGGGCTGGGACTCGGGCGAAGCGTGGAAACAAGGTAATTGTTCTGTGCCGCCTGCGATGCTGCCAGCTGGTAGCCGAAAAGCTGCTGGTTCTGCTCTGCGATCTTCGCGTCCTTCGCCGCAAGCTCCTGCGCCGTCAGACGCTGGTCGATGCTGCGGAAGCCGCAGTTCATGGCGTCGATGATGTCGCGGGTGGTGTTCTGCACGGTGTTGCGGGTGTCGCACGCCTGCGTCGCCATGTCATAGCGCACCTGGGCGATTGCAGCGCGGTTTTCGCAGCAGCACTCCTGTGCCTGCATCGCCATGTTGTTCAGCTGCTGCATAAGCGCAGCCTGCTGATTGCAGCGGGAAAGTTCAGCGTTCGAGAAGCCGGAAGTCACAGCCTGTGTCACACCTGCAAAGCCGTTGAGCATGCCCGTATTCATGGCGTAGAAGCCATCACAGATACCGTTGTTTACGTTGTCAAGCTTGCGCTCGATGTTGGAGAAGTCAGAGGCCAGCACATAGCCGTCTACAACGCCGCCGGAATTCCTGCCGTTGTTTCCGAATCCGTTTCCATTGCCGCCCCAGCCGCAGAAAATGGCAAGGAACAGGATGATGATCCACCAGCCATTGTCACCGCCGAAGCCGCCCCAGCCGCCGCCTGTCATGCCGGTAGGCGCGACGGGCATTGTCATGGTCGGGGAGCCGTCATTCAAACTCATATTTTTCATTCCTTTCGTAGATTCAAAAGATTTATCTCAATCGTGGCCACGATTTTGATCGTTCAACTGTTCGGAATTCCCGAACTATTGCAGCAGTTGCCGGAATTGCCCCGCCACTTGCTGCAGCTGATTCAACTGCTGCTGCGAGATTTTCCCGCTTCGTACCAGCTTTTCGACCTCTGCTTTTGGATCCCCCTGAAAGCTGTTCTGGAATTGCCGGAACCGCTGTATCATGTTCTGGAACTGCCCCATCGGGCCGGGCAGCTGTCCGCCGCCGAGGGCGTTAAACAGTGGGTTCATTGTCCGCCTCCTTCATCTTTCGCGGCCTGACGCTTGGGGTGGACAGCTTCGCCACAAGCTCCTCAAACTCCCTGCGGGTCACATATTCTTCGCTCATGTCTTTTCGCGGCGCTGCGGGCGCTGGCGCGGCCTGCGCACGCTCTACAAGGTCGTAGGTCGTCATGGTCGGCTTGCCGCTTGCATCGGCTTTTTTGACGTAAACAACAGGCGCGTTCATATCCCATAGCGTTACGGCGTTGTTGGGTGCAACAATAAAGTCGTTTGCGGCCTGCTCGTTCGGGATCCAGATGATCGACTGATTCTGCGGCTGCTGGGGCTGCGGCTGGTAGGCCGGCATCTGCGGCGCGGGCTGGTACTGCGGACGCATCATTGGCTCCTGCATCGGCTGACTGATCGGCTGGCCGATTGGCTGATTATAAATCGGCTGCTGATACACATACGGCTGTTGTCCGAACATCATGCTTCCTCCTTTGCCCAATAAAACAGTGGAATTTCACTCCCAGAATCCCACGTGTCAAAATACGTCCCATCCTCCACGCACACAACGTGGCTTGATAACGCCAGCACATACACGCCGCGCGGATGATCTGCGCAAAAGTCCGCGACGGTGTAGCAGTCCGGGCATGTGTTCGGGATCACGTTCCGGGTAAAGCCCTGCTGCCGGAGGTAAGCGCTCCATACGCTGTTTGCGCTCGGCAGATCGCCCATGATCAACCCTTGCAGGCACAGGCCGATATACACCTCATCCCAGCTCTTCCCGGTCCCCTTTGCGATGGCCCGGACAGTGCAGTCCCCTACTTTCAGCCCGGCGGGGTTTGGATTAAAATAAGAAAAGCCCATACCGAACACTCCTTTGATGTGTTCAGTATGGGCCTTTTTGCGGCTTCTTGTGCCTCAGTTGTGTATCAATTTGGTTCAAAATTCAAGCCCGCAGAGAAGTCCACGGGCTTAGTTTTCATTATCGATCGTTCATGGCTAAGATTTCAGCGGCCATTGCGGCCACATACGGCGGGCATCCCCGCCGCCCTCCGCACCAGTCCTGCACGGTGCGCAGCGGGATTCCAAAATACTGCGCAAATCCGGTCTGCGTCAGGCCGTACATCTTGATCAGCGCCGGGATCGTGCAGTGCGCGCCGTCCCAGATCCCGCCGAGCAGCGCGATCCGCTCTGCCGGAACATCTGCGTCTTCGGCATCGCCCCAGACGCTGGACAGTACCATATCGGAGATGTAGGCGTCGCGGTCGGTGTATGCGCCGGTTTCGGCGTAGAGGGCGGAGCGGATAAAGGGTGTAAGTTTCATCGGGATTCCTCCTGTGTATTGTTTTTTGCCGGAATGCGGGGATCTTCGATCCCCTCGGCCAGAAGCACTCTTTCGTGCTCAGTTTCGGCCCAAAGATGGGCAGAGTATGTTGATTCGAACCCGCCGCGGTAATAGCGCCTCCCGCGCACATAGAAAGCCGCAAATATAAAATCTCCAGATTGGCGATGGAGCACGCGAACCCATCGGTAGCCATTTCCGTTATTCGCATTAGGCTCACTCCGAGTAGCAGCGTACACTTGCACTCCATCAACTACATTCTTTTTTACGGCCAAAGCCGCCAGCGCTTTCGCGGCCTCTGAATCATGTTTCATGCACCCGCAGCTTTTTGGATTGCATCTGATGGTACACGCTGGAAAAACCTTTTCCTGCCCGCACAATTCGCAGCAGCACACATACATTCGATCTCCGTGCGGGCCAACCCCGTCCGCTCGAAGGACTTCAAGCGCACCAAATGTTTTTCCGGTTAAATCTGCACGCCTTTCAGTATGCAAGCATCCGCAATCTTTTCGCGGGCGTGTTTTGCTCGTGAGCCGGTATCCTTCAATCGTAAATTCGCGCCCGCAACGGTTACAGCGGCATTTCCAGAGCGTTGCGCCGCCGCACACCCCGGCAAACTCCAGAACGGATATGGAGTTTATCGTTTTCCCGGCCAGATCTACTCGTTTGTTCGCCATATCTCAGAAGCAGTACGCGCTGATGGGCTGACCGTCGATGCGGACGGTGGCGAGTGTATCGTCGCTGAAATCGGGATAGTCAGCGTCTTCAATGCTGTCTGCAAGTTCGTCCAGCGTGTAGCCAAAGTACACGCAGAATGCATCGCCCAGGCAGGCATCCATATCGCGGCAGAGGATCGCGGACTGTTCTTCCGTGTCACCAGCCTCGGTGGCAATGGCAGTGCAAGCAATGAGTTCGTAACGGTTGTTGATGATCTTGGTTTCCATGATGTACCTCTTTCCGGCTTATCGCCTTGCTTTATCTTATGGCCTTATTATACACGCAATGCGTGTAATTGTCAAGAGGAAAATGCAGAAATTTTTAAAAATAAGCGCCGATTTCTCGGCGCTTATCTCAGTTATACAGTTTGCTGGATGTCCGCTGCATCTCCCGCATGATCTCCGGCAGGCGGCGCTGTACCGTGGCGCGGCCCAGAAACAGCTCTGTTGCAACGTCTACCTGGGGAAGCTTATCCACAAAATAGAGCTGCGCGATCTTCTCATTTTCCCGGCCAAGATTGGCCTGATAGATTACGGCCTCCATATCCTTTCTGGTCAGCCTGCCCAGCTCTGGCGGCAGCTTGGCCCGCGCCTGCGGCGACATACGCCCCGCCTCCTTACTTTTCCTTGTGATTCAGCACAGCGATATTGCCCTTGTTGCCGACTTCGAGATCCAGCGCAGCGGCCAGATCGCGCACCTTGACGTAGTTCGTGCCGTTCTTCAGGATGCGCTCAACGGTGACTTCCTTTCCGTCGACGATGATTTTGCTCTTTTCTATCATTTCGGTTTCCTCCTCTGCATTTTTTCCATCTTCGAGGGCCATCACGGTATGGCCCTCGCTTACCAGTACGTCCCCGCGCAGGAGATTGGCGTCCGTCGTCAGATACTTGCTGCCGTCCAGCAGCTCGAAGTCTCCCGTTGCGGGCCAATCGTGCAGCATACAGTAGGTGGTGCAGCTGTTGCCCTGCCGACGGTAGAGCGTTTCGACCGACGCGCAGCCTGCGGCCACGGCGCAGAGCATCATGAGCGCGGAGCAGTCCGTCTCCACTGGCTTTGTGATCCTGCTCACGTCCCACCCTACGGCTCTGGCGGCCTCGTATGCCGTGTTCCGGCCGTCCATGTCGTATCCGATGTTCCGGTTCTTAATGGCCGCCTCGCACGTCTGCGCGGCCCGCTCGGCCTTTTTGCGGCTCTTGTAGCGCAAGATGCCGAGCCAGCGGCCATTGTACCAGTTGGAGATATTCAGCTCCCGCCCGGTCTGGTTGCCGGGCTGCTGGTTGCGGCCGCCCGTCTCGCCGAGACTGGCCTGCCCGATCTTGATGCTCATGCCCGCTCACTCCCGTACAACTCGTGGTGCAGCTGCAGCACGGCGGCCTCGATCAGCTGATCGATTGTAGATACGTCGAACCGGATTCCGTGTTCGGCCAGAAAATTGATCACATAGGCTTTCTTTTCCTCGCCGTCCGTTGCCGCGTAGAGCTGTTCCGCCGCTTTTACGCCGATTTCGACGTATGTTTTGATGGTTTGCAGTTTGTTGGCATCGATCTTGGTTTTGAGCCACGGAATTAAAAATGCCGAAACGAGCGCGCTGATGAGCGCGATCACTGCCGAGATGATCTGTGTGTAGTCCATATGTATGCTCCTTTCAATCTTTCAGCACGATCTCCGCGATGCGTGCTGCCGCTTCCGGGCCGTATTTTGCGGCCCATTTATCCATGTACTTCTGCGCGTACTTCGCGCGGTTCTCGTTCTTGGCCTTCCAGAGGTAAAAGCCGCTGGAAGCCGTTGTTTCGGCCAGCACCGCAAGCGTGATCTCCGTCAGATCTGCGCCTGCCGCACAGGCGATGATGAGCGCGATGCTGACGAGCGCGCTGCAAATCAGCCATTTCTTACTAAACTCCATTGCTATGTCCGCACTGCGCCTCCAGCTGGTGCAGGAATTTTTTCACGTCGCCGTTTCCGCCCAGCTTGACGTATTTCTGCCCGGCGATCAGGCGCTCTGCCATCGGCATCTCTTCTGACATGATGGTCAGCCGGAGGATCGCCAGATACTGCTCGCCCTGATGCTCCTGCATTTTCCCGAGCTTTTTGTCGATCTCGGCTAGATGCGCCTCCTGCGTTGTGGCCTTGCCGCGCTTTTTCTGAACCGCGCTGACGATGGCATTGACTACCGCCGTCAGCGCGGATGAGCCAAGCACGGCACAGACGAGGGTGACGATGATGGTTTTGGTGTCCATTTTTCTGTACCTTTCTCTTTTATTTTGCCGGGCTAATCGTCCGCCATTTTGATGTAGGTGGTGGTATCGCTGGAATAGCTGATCGTCGGCAGCGTCGTGCCGCCGAGGACGGCGTAGAGGGCCGGGTAGGCCGTCTGATCGAAGGTTGAGCCATCGCACGCGTGCCACGGGACGGAGAGGACGCGGACGGTTGTGAGGGTATCGCCGACGCGGTAGTTCGGCTCCGACAGCTTCCCGAATGCCTCATTTACCATCGGGTTCGCCGGTGCGTCGCCCGCTCGCCAGATCTTTGCAGCGCTCTGTGCCGTCAGCAGGTTCCCGGCCGTGAGCGGCGTCCCGGCTTCCAGCGGCTCGTCCTCCGGGCGAAGCCATTCATAACGCAGCAGACTTCCTGCCGCGTCATACGCCCCGTAGCGGACGGCCCCGTTTGCGAGATCGTTTGTGCCAATTCTATCCCGCATGGTTATTCCTCCAGCGCCTTGATGTAGGCATTGCTTCTGGTGTCCGTCCCGATGGTAGGGATTTCTTTTCCCGCCGCGCTATAATCGCAGTACGCCAGCCCATTCGATGATATGTATGCCGCCTCCCCGTCCGGCGATAGTGCAATACTGTCGACGCTGCTCCCCAGTACGTCTCCATATACCGGGCCGGATGCTGGAGCGCTGATCGCAATGATCTTTTCCGCTCGATCAGCACTTTCAGATTCGCTTGCGGTTTCTGAAAGCACCAAAAGCCCGTTTTCGTATTTGCCGTTCGTATAGTTGTCGAGCGAGTAGCTATCGGTTTTGTAGGAAACTACCTTCCCGTTTTCCCACGTTGCACCGTAGTCCGCAGAATACCTGTATACCATATATCCGCTATACATCGTGGTTCCCGCACCAGAGAAAGCAGCGTTCACCAGTGCAAAAAAAGCAATTATATTTGCCCCACAATGGTAAGCTGACATCAGGGCGTGATAGGTGTACGTCGACGGCTGGTTGAAGGACGGAGTTAATTCTTCGATGTTTACGCTGCTGACTGCCTCCCAGGTCGGATTGATCAGGGTTTTTGCCTTTGAAGTCTCCAGTATGCCGCTGGTGCTACAGTTCAGCTTGTAAAAGCAGTCCTTTTCTTCGGCGTAAAATACAATTCCGCTGATAAAATCTGGGATGCTTACTATTTCCTTTGTTGTTTGGTTTACGTAGCTGGCACTTACTTTTCTTCCCTTGTAATTGTTATAGGCTCCGTATTCGCCTCTTACTACGTAGATATACAGAACGTTTGGCGTAATAAACATCTTCAGTCCAGCGCTTCCAGGCAGGCTGCCGCTTGCATATAGCGTAAATGGCGCATCGAGACTATGCGTTGTGTACACTCCGTTTGCCTCTGTGGAGTCTCCGGAAAAAACAGCGTAATAAGTGCCGTTTGCATACTGCACATCCGATACCAACGAGAGTCCGGGCGGCATATCCGCCTGCTGCGTCCACGTCCCCAAATCGGGCGACGTCCAGAACTTTCTGTCGTGTAGGCCGACCCATTCCCCATTCAGATACCACATAAATCCAGGTTGAATATTCGATGACTTCAACGCCCACGGAAGCGGCGCGGCAGAGCTTCTGAGCACAGAAAACAGTTTTGGATACTTCTCCTGTGATACAGTGCGCCCGTCGCACGGCAGCCATGCGTCGGACAGGTCTGTGCGGGCGGTGATAGCGATGTCGCCGACTTTGGCCGTACCCTCCGAAAGCTTGCCGAGCGCGTCATTCACGGTCGGGTCGTCCGGCTTCTTCGAGCCGGGCCAGATCTTCGCGGCGGTTGCATCGGATAGCAGATTTGCCTTGTTGAGTGGCGTTCCCTCGACGGTGGGCGCGTCCTCGCGCTTGAGGTATTCGTAGTGGTTGAGCGTGCCGTCGGCGTTATAGACGCCGTAGCGGATCGCGCCGTTGGCTAAAACCTGTGTTGGCTGCCTATCTTTCATGTGAGTAATCCTCCTGCGGCGCACTCCGCCGCGCCGGTGTGGCGAAAAGATTTTGCAACGTTGACGATTAAGTCTTCGCAGAGCGCAAGAATGCGCTCGATATCATTTGCGCCGATGTAGGTCAGGCGGCCCAGCTGCGGCGCGTCCGGCGTCCCGGCAGGATACGCAAGCGCGTCGCGAATGTCCTGTATCTGCCGTCTGTACGTCTCAGCCTGTGAGGCCGCTGGGATGTCCGTGACGGCCCAATCGGTTTTCGCCGTCCATGCAATGCTCTTCCCGCAGATTGAGGCGAGGCGTCCCGCCAGATAGTTCAGGGCGGTTCCCACGCGGTTCAGATCGGAAGCGTTGTACGCGCCCTTCATCCCGGCCAGCCATTCCGCCTGCTCGTCTGCCGTCATGGCCGCGAACCCCTTCGCCGCCAGCTCCCGCACCCGCTCCACGTCCGCCTGCGTCCGATTGGTGATGAGGGTATCGATAATCGTGCTCATACACCCACCCCTTTTGTGATTGCGTAAAGGCCCCCGTCAAATGTTAGCGCGAGGCCCGTCTGCACCGCGCTCTCATTCTGTCCGAATGCGTCCGAAATTTTGATCGTGTCCCCGGTTTCGAGCGCCGGGTTGCACCGGTTTTTTACGCTATAGATTTTGCGGCGGTTATATTGTGCCAGCAACCACGCAGCGACGCGTTGATAGTTTTCTGGGGCCACGCACGGATTGCTGATGCTCTTGATGTTTTTTCCGCTCCCGGCTGTTACCGTTTCATCGACGCTATCCGAGTAATCGCTCTTGATGTGCAGTTCCACGCAGTCAACTGCTTCCGCGATGCTCACACCGTCGTAATCATACAGTTCGTTTGGCGTTATGGCCCCGCGCACAACACCGGAGGACAGCTCCGCAATATGCAGATCCCCAGCTCTATCAAACCACACGGAACACATGGCCGCCTGTGCCAGCAGCCGGATTGCTTCCCGGCGCGTTGCTTTTCTGGGAATTGCGGGAACAACTGTTCTTTCTGCCGCATTGCCGCCATAGATTACCGTGATATCATAGCCGTCCAGGACGGCGGCGACCGCCGCTTGCAGTTCGCACGCGGTAGCGCTCCCTGATTCATATGTCACCCGGTCGAGCGCCGCTGCCATATCATTGCCCACCAGCTGCGCCGTTACGCCGGAATTTGTTGCCGTTACCGATGTGAAGAAAAATTCGCCGACATCGATGTTCTCTCCGTTTACGATGCACTTTGCCAGAAGCTTTTGCCCATCCTGGATTACTGCAAATATGCCGTCCGGGTTGAGAATGTTGTATCTGTGATCAGCGTTATCAAATGTAAAGGATATCTGCCTTGACGGGAAAGCATCGCAGGAAACGGACGCTTCCTCCACGATCTGCACATTTGCCAGGCTATCGTTTTCATATGTTTCCGTCAGGCCGAAATCGATCTGCCGCAGCCTTGCCCGTGTTTTCGGCAAGTACGTCTTATCGAACTGAAGCGTCAGCCTTGTGTAATTTGCCGCTGGCAGGCTGATGTTCTGCCGAACCTGTGTGATCGCTTTTGTTGCGGCTGCAATCACGGCGTTGTCGCTCCCGTATGCGGTTAGTGTGATCTGGGCCGGATACTGCTGCATTTTATCGTCGAACAGCAGCGACCAGCCAACGGTCGACACCGGCGCGGAGAACTTGAATGTGATGGTGCTGTCTAGTTTTGCGTTTTCATCCGAAGCTTTCCCGCTCCACCAGCCTGTTTGCTGCCCTTCAAATCCGTCATTTGGGATATCAATTGTGCCATCCAGCATCCATCGATTCAGCTCCAGCCCAGCAAACTTCCCGGATATGGTTTCGTTTTCGCTAATTGTCTCGCTTGCGCTGGTTCCCGGCGCAGAATCCGATGCTGAAACTGTTCCGTTCTTTTTTGCGGACGGATCAACGAGGTAAAACCTGACGAGCATTCCAATATCCCGGACGGCAGAAAACGGCGTAAATCCACTTGATACCTTTTGCATCAGTCCACCCCTTGCTGCGTTGCGGTGATGGTCACGCCGCACCATTGGGAAACCCCGTCCTCATCGTAAATAATGGCCTTGTATTCCGGCTGACTGAACAGGAAATCCCGTGTTTTGTCGCCATCAACGTCCGGGTACGTCACGCTTAAAACGTGCCTGGAGTTTATCATGCTGCGGAGTTTTCGGAGATCGGCGACAGAAAGCCATCCCGTTGGGATTTTCAATTCATTTTTTACCCCGATGATATCCATAACCGTTTTTCCGGATGCCATTGTCGCGGTTGCGCCAATATCCTTTGGCTGAATCGTGAACACGAGATCACGCAGAAGGGTGACTGTGTTTGTGCCGTCCGTGATTTTAATTCTACGCAAGCGATACACCCCTTTGTACGATCTCGCCCCGCAGCGGATCGAATATTGCTCTTGCTATCGTCTGCCCATCGAGCACAAGGTTGATCTGCATCGGCGTACCGGACTGGTTGTTGGCCAACAGGCCGTTTACGACGCCGACGGAGGACTTTGCCATACCGGACACAGAGAAGGACGTTGTGCCGAAGCTCATCTGTTCTTCGATATCTTTCCGCACCCCGAGCATTTCCCTGTCGAATCCCTGCCCAAGTCCTTCTGCCATGTAGCCGCCGATTCCGGCGAAGACTTTAGACGGGGACGCAATACCGAGGATGCTCTTGACGCCGCTCACAAGGCCATTGACCATATCGCTTACCGTCCGCTTTAGGCTCTCCCACATATGCAGAAATCCGTTTTTGATACCGTCAACGATATTTGTTCCGATGCTGCCCCAATCGTAGCCGAGGAACGTATCTACAATCGATTGGATCAGCGTTGGAATTGCCAGAATCAACTCCGGGATTGCGCTAATAAGGCCCTCAATAAGCGCCATAATGATTTGCGGGCCGGACATGATGATCTGCGGAAGATTGTCAAGAATCCCCTGTACAATCCCGATAATGAGTTTTGGCGCAGCCGCAGTAAGCTGCGGAATAGATTTAATCAGGCCATCGATCAGCGATTTAACAAGTTTTGCGCCGGATTCGATGATTTTGGGGAAGTTTTCAGTAAGCGCGGTGATGAGATTTGTGATAATCTTGGGAGCCACCTCAAGCAGCCTCGGGACGGCATCAATGATCCCGTCCGCCAGAGCGAGGATGATCTCAAGCGCCGCATCTACCAAATTCCCTAGATTTCCAGGGTCGGTCAGCGTTTCGGCGATTTTGATGATTGCTTCCGTTGCCGCCGGGATCAATTCCGGAAGCGTCTCCGAAATACCTTGTACCAGGGAGATAACAACGTCTATGCCGGTTTGAATGATTTCCGGCAGAAGCTCGACTATGGCCGGAACGAGAATCCCAATGGCTGTCGGCGCGATATCGCCCAGAACGGTAAGGATCTCCGGGAGCGCGGACATAAGCCCGGTAACCAGATTTGATGCGCCCTCAATAAGCGAGGGAAGGGTGGATCCGAGTATGCCCGGAAGCTGCGTGCTTACGGTTACCATCAGCGTAGTAATCGCCTCCACAATGCGCGGTAAAAGCTCCTGAATGCGCGGAATCAGGTTGTTGCCCGCAACGACAACGGAATCCGTGAAGTTTCCGACGAGGGTTCCGAGATCCTGATCCGGATCTGCAAGGCCGGTCACGAGGTTTTTCCATGCGGCTTTCACCATGCCGAAAGATCCTTGAATCGTGGACGCGGCTTCTTTTGCGGTCGTGCCGGTGATGCCCATTTCGGTCTGCACGACATGGATCGCGTCCACGATATCCGCATAGCTGGAAATGTCGTACTTGATTCCGGAGATTTTCTCCGCGTCTTCAAGGAGCCGCTGCATTTCGGCCTGCGTGCCGCCGTAACCGAGCTTGAGGTTATCAAGCATCGTATAGTTTGATTTTGCGAAGCCCTGATATGCATTTTGGATTAAAGTCATGTCCGATCCCATTTTGTTGGCATTATCGGACATATCAGTCAGCGCCAAATTTGCCTTTTCCGCCGCTGCACTGGTGTCGCCGTCGAGGGACTGCAGCAGGGATGCAGAAAAACTCGTAACCGTTTCCATGTACTCATTTGCGGACAACCCAGCGGTTTTATACGCGTTGTTTGCGTACTCCATGACTTTATCTTGGCTATCCTTAAAAAGCGTCTCCACTCCGCCGACAAGCTGCTCGTAGTCCGCATATGCTTGGATTGCCTTTGTTCCAATCGTGCCGATTGCCGTCGCCGCTGCCGTCACGCCGACTACCGCAGCCTTGCCGACAGTGGCAAGGCCGTTTTTAATCTTCTCGCCGAGGCCGGATGTTTTCTTCCCGGTTTCGTCGATGCCCTTGTCGGCCTCTGACGTATCGGCGCCGATTTTTACAAAAAGTTCAAACAGATTCATCTTTGGATTTTTTCACCTTCAATCCGCACCGGCGCACAACGTCGGCGGTGATTTCCTCACAGGTTCGGTTGTCCTGCGGCTTCGGGCTAATAAGATCGGTGTACTTTGTCTGTGCAAAGCTTCCGCCCGCGAATTTCGCTGTGTTTTCCGTGATCGTGCGCATACACTCCGCCGCATAAATGCGAAAGGCTGATTCCTCGTTCTGCCGCTTTATTAAAATCGGCAAAAGGCGAATCAGCCCTCCGGCGCTTATTTTTGGAGCTGCCAGAAGCGCAAGCGTTACGCTTTCGCCTCCGACGCGCACGACTTGAAAAAATCAGTGAGATCTTTGTCCTCGGCCAGTTCCCGGATCTGCCGCATTGTAACGAGAACGTTCTGCTCCCGGATCGCGTCAACTGTCACGCTGTTTATCACAGCCAGAATGCTGAACGCGTCCTCTCTATGCTTTTTCAGGATCAGCGGGATCCACTGGCCGATGCGCTGCACGCCGATTGCGTATCTCTCGCCGACAGTCTGCGTTTTTTCGTCGTCTGTCAGTTTTTTCAGGCTCCCCCTGAATTCTTCGTCGGACAGGATATTCAGCGTGTATACGCTGATCTCGCATAGGATATCCGCCGCCCTGTCGGTGCTGAATTCCGAAAGTTTCATGCTGCCCTCCTATCAGGCTTCTGCCGTACCGGCCTTGATGTACAGTTCATACGGCACGACATCCTGCTTTGAGATCGAATAATGCGCGGTGTATTCAAACGCCATCTGTCCCTTGCCCTTGTCGGCGGTTTTCAGCTGGAATCCGCCGGTAGAAAGCGCATTCATCATGCGGATCGCGATAAACCCGCCGTTATTCGCGCCGTTCTTGTCGGAGTAGTCCCCAACAATCCAAATGTCAGAAAAATCAGCACTGGACAGGTCTCGGCGCGGGACGACCTTGGTTGTGTCCGTGCCGTCGATGTCCGCCGCCGCCATAAGGGATTTGGCAGATGTGGTCGTCACCGTGACAAACGTTCCGGAACACTTTACGTCCACGTCATCCAGCCGTTTCAGCTCGAGTGTATTCTTGGGGCAATTGTCGACATCTTCGCCGTAGTCAGAGAACGTCGGTGTCGCCGTGAACGTAATGCCTCCGGTGGTAGCGCCCAGCTGATTTTCTGGTTCAAACGCACCGGTCGCCGGTGTGAAATCGCTCAGAATTACACCGGCGTTGATTTGTAGCTGCTTGAAGGTATCAGCAGGTATTTTTGTGAATTTCGCCATGAAATCAGTCCTTTCAGTTTGCGGTGATGTACTCGATTGTAATGTTCAAGTACCGCCGCTTGATATTTGCATCAGAATCGTCCCGGACGTTCTGACACCACGGAGATCCGCGCTTGATCCAGATTGCGCCGTCGTCACACGGCACAAACACGCCGCCCAAGCCGATAGCGTCCGAGATTTCCTGCGCTTTCGCGTTCGGTTCTGCTTCCTGCGTGGTGTAGTACCACAGATTTACTGTCAGGCCGATTTCTCCGCTGTCCCACGCGCCTGTGATCAGTTCATAGGTCAGCCACGGGAAAACGGCGTCGTCCGGCACGCCGGACGCGGGATAGGCCGTCAGGAATTGTGAGAACCACGCGTGCAATGCTTTGTCTTTTGTCATGTTGGCAGTGCTTTCTTTTCAGCAGTGAAGTATTTCAGGGCAAAGCTAGCGGACTTCGGCGTCTGTTTGTCCTTCGGCTCGGACGTGACGCGGTACGTCTCGCCGGTCGTCTTGTCGCGGAAGAAGTCGTTATAATCGATTGGTACGGCTTTTTGCACAAGCACCGAGTAAACGCTTGTCACGCCCTCTTTCTCCGCTCTGCGCGCCTCCATGGACGTGTCAAGCGCCTGATAGTTCATAAACTCCGCGCCATCCGTCCATGTGGTGATATATCCGCCCGCTCCATCCGGTGTGCGGCTTTTTTCGAGCAGCACGCACGGCCTTGCGAAATCATCAAGTAGGCTCATATCAGATCTTCCTCCATTGGTTCATGCGCGACTTAAACGTTGTCTGCCATGTCACAGTCCCATTCGCGGAGGCACTTCCCTTTGAGTAGCTATACCCGCCGAAGCTTTCCGAGGTGAACGGGCTTGCTGCTGCGTCGCCGTTTTTCTCCTGCCACGCCTTGATTTCCTCTCCCAAGCAGAGAAGTGCGGGAGGAACAGACATCGGCCAGATAGAGCCGTCAAATGTCTCGTCCGCCATCCCGTAATCCGGGTATCGGTGAACTCCGTCGTTGAAAACAGATCCCACCACACGGAAAAACTGCCCGTTTTGCAAAAACGGCAGTGTGATGCTGCCGTTTTCGACCGTGTACGTGCCACTGATTCTATCAGTTTCAAACCAGTTCCGAAGCACGCCACATAATTCAGTCAGCATCACACCGCCACCCCCATTACTTCGCCGTTACCGTCGCATTGCCAGCCTTCTGCGCTTTGTAAGTCGCGTCAGCCTCAACGACTGTGATCTTCTTGCCCGTCGCTGCCGTGACATCGGACTTGCCGTCCCACGTCGGCCACGTTCTGACGTTCTGGCCGTAGGTGATAGTCTCAGCCGAATCGCCTACCTTGTACTTGTAGACGTTGCCGCTTGCTTCCTTCGCGGGTGTTACCGTGATCTTCGTGTCACCTGTCGCCGTGCCCGCCGCAGAGGTAACCGTCAGCATGCCGAGCGACGGGGTCTCGTCAATATCAGCAACGGCAATGCCGTCCTGATACTCCGCGAACAGGGTCATGCCCATGATCGCAAAGGACTCGGAGACCGCAGTGGAGTAGTTGCCCTGCACATGGAATCCAACAAGGTTGGTTTCGCCATCAGTTCTGTAGTCAAGACCGGCACGGGCGAAATCGCTGTCAGCCGGGTCGATATAGTACAGAACGATGTTTTCAACTGGCGTTGCGATCACGCGGCCGCGCTTGATCTCATCGTCGGACAGCAGGAAAACCGTGCTGTAGCCCATGAAATTCTTGATGTACTGGAATCCGAACTCGGTCTGAATGGTGATGTCTGCGCCACCGAGGTAATCGTACAGGTCCATCACGTTCACGAAGCCGACAACGTTGGTCGCGGTGCGGTGCATCTGCTTGAACTTGTTGATGACTGCGCCCTTCGCCATTGCAAGCGCGCGCTGCCAGTTGGTTTCGCTGACGGTCAGCAGGCCGGTATTCAGATAATCGTAGAAACGATTGGTGACATTGGTCTGCAGCTCATACAGGAACGCCTCGTCGGTCATTGCGACGGCAACGTCATAGCCGTATTCCTTGATCGCCTCGATGGAAACAGCCTTTGCGTACTTTTCGACGTTGATGTTCGCATAGTCCTTCTCGATGACAGTCGCTTTGGAGTAGGGAATCTCTTCGCCCTCGCCGACGCTCTGCGCGAGCGTCACGCTTGCAGTCTTGGATTTCAGGACGGTGCCCGGCTGCTTTTTGATGGGGCGCATAATGCCCAGAATGTCGCGCAGGTGCTGCCAGTTCCGCGCAAAGCGGGTTACAAAATCGATTTCACGAGCAGTTACCTGAACGTCGCTCGTCATGGTCAGGTTGTTTTTTGCTGCCATATTATTCTTCCTTTCCGAACAAATTGAGATTTGCGGCAATTGCTGCCTGCCGTTCAGACGCGTCCCTGATTTTGAAGATGTCGTCCCGGCTCATAGCGCCGCCGTTGTTTGCGGGCGGATCTTTGGTGTCCGCGCCCTTCTGTTTCGTGGTAACAACAAAATCTGCCCACTCTTCCTTGATGGACTTCTTCAAATCATCGGCGTTCTTGATCTTGCCGTCTTCCAATTCAACCGCAGAAAGATCGGTGACCTTCAAAACCGAATCAATTCGTTTTTCGCTGATACCCGCAGACTTCAAAAGTTCCCGATACGCGGATTCTTTCGCGCTCTTGGTTTCCTTCTGCATCTGCTCTCTTTTGTAGTCGTCAAATTCCTTTTTGACCTTATCGTGCTTATCCTTCCAGCCATCGTCACCTTTGGCTTTCAGGCTTTCAAGCTCCGCCTCTACTCCGGGGAGCTTTTCGGCGTCCGCCTTATACCGTGCAAGGTCGCTTTTCAGCCCGTCTACGGTATCGGTGTGCGCCTCAATGATCGTATCCATCTGCTCTTCTGTCAGCCCCATGCCCTTCAGGAGCTTGCGCGTCAGTGCCATGTTCTATCTTCCTTTCCCTTGTCGGCGGTGCTTTGCCGCGACAGAACAAAAAATGTGGCAACAGTCATTTCTTTGCTGTTACCACACTTATACCGTATATTTATGGCTCTGGGACGCAATCTTTATCCGTTTTTCATCTCATCTTCGACGATTTGCCGGTATTGCGCCGCATAGTTCGCCGCTGCGGGCTTCAGATACGGCTGTGCTTTATTGCCCGCCGTCCAGTGCCAGTTCCCCTTCGCGTCCTGATACGCCCACGGCGTAGGTCTCCCGCCCGGATAATACTTTCCGGTTCCGAGTTCGACGTATACGGCATATTCCGTGTCACTTCCGATGTATGCAGCCGGTTCCCCTTCATCTACGCGGTGCATGATGCTGTTCCTCAGATTGCCGGTGTCCACCGGGCAAAGCCGCTTCGCGTACTTTTCCGCCGTCATGCCGATCTTTTCTAGGGCGCGAATCAGCGCGTTTTTCATATTGTCCTTGATTTCCTCTGAGTTATCGATAAATTTAACGTCCATTTTTCTTTTTCCACCCTGCCCATTCAGCATAGCTCATGTTCTCAATCAGCTTATTCCGTCCGGTCGCCTGGTTTCTGGCGCGGCGCTTGCCTCCGGAGGTGTCAATTCCTTCAATCTCGGATACCAACGTGCAGCGGCAGTTATAGATTTCGGACGGTGGGCCGTTTGGGTCGCCTGGGTAGCGGCAGCCGTTGGAGAACTTTTTGTCGTTGTCTACGATCTCGCCGTCGAGCATGGCGTGGGAGTGGCGGGTTCTTCCGTCGAGCGTCGCCATCCATTGTTTTCTGCACTTGATTCCCATTTTCTCAGCGGCATAATAGGAATCTAGCCGTCCGGCGTTCTGCGCGCCCGTGACGGCTGTGCGTGCCGTCCGGATGGCGCTGTCGCGGTTCATGGTGGTGATACGACTTTGCAGATCATCTGCCATGCCCTTGATGCTTCTGCCCTGTAAGATGGAGCTGGTGACACTGGCGGTTATCTGCTTTTTCCCGTATGCGAGATCAATCCCACGTTTGAGTGCTCGCTTCTCCGGGTAGGATGGCATAAGGCCCGGCTGCTCGGAAACCAGGCGCTTCACAACCCGCTCATCCCAGAGATCGAATCCAACGTCCCCCGCCACCTGCTCGATCATATAGGCTGCTAGGTTCCTGTTCAGGCTGTAAATCCCCGGCGTTGCGTCGTTGATATAGGCGATTGCGGTTGCGTTTGCATTCGTCATTCGCTCTGCGACTTTATCCCTTAGCGCTTCAAACCGCTTCCCGCGTCCAATCTGAGCAGCACGCCACAGCTTGTATTGATCCTCCGAGATCTCCCCAGCGTCCAGCCGCGCCTTTTCCACCGCGTCACGCGCTGCAAATTTACCGAAGTAATCCCTGATCGTATCCGTCAGATCGTTATACGCTTCCCTGTATATCGCAGCAATCCGCTTTTCAAGCTTTGCGAGCTCTGCGTCGGTCATTTTCTGCCCGGCGGTGTTGCTTGTGCTCATACATTTCTATCCGCCTCGCCGAGCACGGCGCAGACGATGGTAACGATGATTGTCTTGGTGTCCATGGCTATGTACCTTCTTCCGTGATCTTCTTCCACCCGTCCGGGTTAACGGATGGGTTCCATACGTTGGCGGCGAGCAGGGATTCGTAGAGCTCGTCCTGCCACCAGCCTTTTTCGCCTTTGGAGAATGCAAGGCCGGCGGTGATGGTCTCGGGGATGATGCGGAAGCCCTGCTTGTAGGCGATGTCTTCCCAGAGGGCCGGGGCGGCGTCCGGGGTGTTCTGGGCCGTGTCCCAGAGGTCGGAGGCGGCGCGCTTGATGGTGCCGCCCCAGTTGATGCGCGTGCCGGCTTTGACGAGGCTGCCGGAGCCGGTCAGGCGGGTGAAAAGCTCCGGCGCGAGACTCGCGTCGGCGTCAGTGAGACTGGCGGCGCTTTTGACGATATAGGGGCGCAGCGCCCGCGCCCGCTCGGTGTAGGTGCTCATGTTATTCCGCCTCCCCAAGTAAAATTTTCGCCGCGTTCTCTGCATCTGTGAGTGGCAGTGCCGCACCCATTTCCTCATAGCTGCCCTCCGGCTCCGTACCTTTCAACGTGTAACCGGGGAGATGAAACACCATGTCAGAAAGCACCTGATGTTCAGTTCCTTCTTCATCCGTAATAGTCACAGCCATCTTCGCGCAAAATCCTTCTGCCTGATCTTCCTTGCACGGGACATAACAACCGTTGCCGTGCAGTCGGATGGGCACAATACTGTCCGCATACCCGGCAAACGCGCCGTCCTGTTTTACTGCATACATGGTGTCCCTCCAAATTTCTCTTGATAGATTTTCTCTAATCGCTCTGTGCTTGCTGTTCTCAACCGATTTTTCCAGTAGCCGTTTTCCTGCCCAGGCCATTTGTCATCCGTAAAGTCTTCACCGCATCCGTTTTTTTCATACCAGCGGTAGAGGCGTTCAAGCATTTCTTGCCGCAACGCGCCCTCTCGTGTATTCTTCCTGAAATGCCCCCATCCGTTTTCACTGGAAACAGCGCATATCCGCCTGCCGTCCGCTGCAAACAGGAATCCTTCGATCTCCGATACCGCAGTTCCGTACCGGAGATTAAATTCTCCATCGATGCCATGCCCACGGAACCGCTTATACACGATATACTCCATGCGCTTTTCCCTCATACGCAAAAGCCGGGCGCGAAGCCGAGGGAATAGTACGCGATGTTGATGTCGACTGTCCCGCCGGTGGTCACATCCACGAAAACGTTGGAGGCGGTCGTAGACGGAGAACGGAGCCACCAAATAGCGGCTGCCGCCGTTCCGTTGTGCTTGTACTTGATTTTGCTGTTCCCGGCGGAATAATAGGCGTACTGCGCTTGCTTGCTCGCCTCGTTCGGGTTTGCCCTCGAAATACTCCCGAAAACCTCAAGCTCGGAGAGGAGGAAAAAGTAATCCGTCGTCGCTGTTACGTTGTTCGCCGATGGATTTCCGCCGCCGGTGTTGTCCGTGTACTTCGTCACGGATTTCAGCACGGCTCTGAGCGCTGCCGGGATGGCCGCAATGATCGTACTAGAGTAGCTTGATAGGCTTGTACCGCAAGTTCCTGTTCGCATATTTGACGATGCCCAACCGCCCAAGTTTGAGTTTCCGGTATTCATGACGAATCCGACACCGGTATTGTTGTAACTGCTGTAATAGCTGTCGCATAGCGCAACGTCCGTACCTCCGGATAGGGCGGTTTTTGCGAGTTGGAAATGGATGCGGTTTGCGCCCTCAACGCTCGCATTATGGTTGAATCCGATAATGAAAGCATACGTTGTGTAATTAGAGAGCGTCAGGGCCCTTACCGTTCCATCTAGTGTTACAGCTTTTCTGTCCCCGATGCTCCAATAGTTCGCGCCTTGTCCCGCGTCGGATATATTTTTTATTGTTTCCCAAGTATTGTTATTCAGTAACGGGTCTACAAAATTAAGCGACACCGCATAGCTGTCTGTGATAGATACCGTTTTTGTATCAGATGTTTGTCCTCCCAGCGTAGCAGATACGCTCCATGTGCCGGCTTCCGGTACGGTAAGCGTACAAACGCCGGTGCTGTCAGATGTTCCTCTGATCGTTTTTGAGCCGTTCGTCGCCGTGACGGTCGCACCCGCGGATACCGTTACGCCCAGTTGCGGAACGATCCCGGTTTGAATCGTACCGACTGCTGCGGCAAGCCCTTCGATGGTCTGTGCCGCAGGGGCTGTGCCGCCTTTGGCCTCCACTGCGTCATACGCCGCGCCGACTGCCGTGATAATGCGGTCGATCTCTGTCTGTACGCTCATGTCTGTTCCTCCTTTAAATCGCAGCGAGGGCGTTTTCGATGTCGTCTGTCATGCTGACGGTGCCGCCGGAGGTATAGCCTGCGGGGATGTCTACGCTGGTCTGCGTGAGGCCGTCGATGGTCTTTGCAATCGCGCCGTTGTTGGCCATGGTGCCCTCGACCTTGCTGCCGTCGGCAAGGACGATAAACTTTCCATCCAGCACGTCAGCCGCTCCGGCAGTCACGCCGGAAACGTCCTTGTACTTGTCGGGAATCGCTCCGACCTTGACCTTGCCGAGAACTTTGCCCTTCGTGGGCGTAATGTCCTGCGCGGCCTCGGCAGGCGTGGCGGACTTGGTTTCCAGCGCGATGGCTACCTTTCCCGTTCCTGAGTGCTTGCCCGCCGGGACGGTGTATTCCTGATTGCCGGCCGTCGCGTCCAGCACCTTTTCGACCGCGCCGTTGTCCGGCATGGTGCCGGCCTGCGTCACGCCGTCCGCGTCGATGAAGACTTTATTCGCCAGCACGTCGCCGGGCGCGGCGGTCGTGGCGGAGACGTCCTGATAGTTTTCCGGGATCGCGCCGACGGTCACGCCGGACAGGCCGTAATAGCCCTGATCGGGCGTGACGGCCTGCTGCTCCTTGGTCGGGGTGACGGATTTGGCTTGCAGCTGGTAGTTGCCGCCTCCTCCGACGCCCTTGACGGTGCCGGTTCCGTCGTGATAGCCCTTCGGGACGGTATAGCTCTCGCCCTCCTTGACCTGCGCGTCCACAGCGCCGTTGTTCTTGATGGCGGCAGCCTTGTCGGCCAGCGTGGGGAGCTTGTCCGTGCTCGCGGCGAGTCCGAGGCCGACGAGCCAGGTGCGCAGCTTGTTCCGCGCGGTCTGTAATCTTGTAATTTCAGTCTGTGTGCTCATAAAATCCTCTCCTTAAATCGTCGCGAGCAGCGCGTTGATATTGCCGACCTCCGCAAACACAGCGGCGGACGTTACGGGTTTGGTGTTGTCCTTTTCGACGGCGTCCGCCGTGTCGACGGACAGGGTGTTCGTTTCGGCGTCCAGCTTGAGGCCGGGGCCGATGTTGTAGCCGCCGCCGGAGCCGCCGTCAGCACGCACGGAAACGTTAAAGGAAACGTCGATCGGATCGCGGTTCTTGAGTTCAAATTCAATGCCGCCCATCACAACACCGCCTTTGAAAGCGCGTGCGCAACGTCGATCTGCTTGATCTCCGAGCCAATCACGTCACCGCTCTTGAATTTCACGCGCACCTGCATCTGGCAGAGTTTCGGGAGCCGAAAGGTCTCCTGCTGGGTGAGGGGAATGTGGAACTTTCCATCCGAGTATTCCGCGTCCCCCGGATAAATTTTTTTGAAATTGAATAAAGTGAACTCAACCGCCTTGATATCCGCAATATTGATGGGGGAACCGTTGTTTTTGATTGTAACATCGAGGCTGTACGCATCACCCTGTACCATGCTGCTCATACGTCTATTCCTCCATATCTTTCGTGGAATATCGCTCTAATTCTTCCGCGCTTTTTCTCTTCAAAATGTTTGCGATTTCCTCCTGCGTAAGCCACGGCAGCTTGCTCAGAATCGTTTCGTCGTCAAGGTAGCTCGCGGCAAGCAACACCATCTGCGTCTGCTCCAGCTGGTTTACGATCTTCGAGCGCGTAAATGTCGGCTCATCGTCAATGCCGATCAGCGCAAAAAGCTGATACAGGAAATCACCGACGCAGTATTCAAATTCGTCGACCTTGTTGTCCATCTGCTGGTATGCCGCTGTGATCTCGGTTGCCGTCTTTTGCCCGCCCTGTATTTTCGTGGTGTCCAGCATTTGGAAGTCCCTGTAAAGATCGTCGCTGAGTCTGCTCAGCAGCGCTTCCCGCGCCTCGACTGGAATCGTAAGCGTGTGGGCCTCCGCCTTTGCGCCGTCGTCGTCCACAAGGCCGACTCCGATCCGCCGCATAGTTTCTTTGAACCGCGCCATATCGATTTCGTCCATGCCGCCTGCGTTGGAGATCGTCCAGTAGATAATCGATGCGTCATCTACGGTATCCGCGAAACCGGATTTGATCAGATCATAGCAGTCGATTGCCTCGCGTTGGCCAACAAGCTCGGACTGCCGGGCGCGATTGCCGTACATGGGGATGATCGGGAATCCGGGGTAATTCTGATACTCCAAGATTTCTGTTCCGTCCACCTCAGACGAGGCTTCGACGGAGATATAGCCGCGTTTCGGTGCTAAAATCTCCATCTCTTTCCCGCTCCTGCGGATGAATTGTGTGAATCCGTCCGGCTCGTACAGTGTCGCCCGCAGCGGCTTGTTCGCCGCCACCTGCCAGAACCGAATACCGGCGCGAAGCGATCCGTTTTCCTCATCCAGCATCGGAACGAAGTCCAAAACCGTGAACACTTCCAGATGATCGAGGTTCCAGAAGCCATAAGCCACGCCGCCGACAAGCGCCGAGCGCGCCAGATCCTGAATCTGATTGTCAAATTTTTTGCCGAGCCGCTTCTTGTTCTCGGCGTTTTTCAGTATCACGCCGTTGCTGAGCAGATACTGTGTTTCCTGCCGCATGAAAATCGGGAAGAATGCGCTGCGGAGCTTGTAATTTGCGCTATAGTTATCCGGGATAGCCTTCCCAGACAGCGTATAAAGCAGCTTCTGCACGGTAATGATGGTCACATTTCGGTGCTCGTCGTATTCCCGCGCAATTTTTGCCTGCTGGTACAGATCCGAGTTTTTATGATCGTTGATCGCCGCCAGAACAAATTCCATTCTGTCCCGATCCGATTTTTCGGCAACCTCTAAAAAATCCTGATATGTTTTCATCTTTTACCTCACCGCGCCAGCTCCGGCACAAATCTGTGTTCTTTGAAGTGCTTTTTCAAAACCGTCATCACCATGTACCTGATTTCGTCCATAGCGTGGTCGTTTTCCTTCACGACGCGGTCAGATTCTGCTTTTTCGTCCCACCTGTAAAGCCCGAATTCGCGGATGGCGTCTTTACAGCCCGCATGAATCTTGATTCTTCCATCACGCAGGAAGTCTGACGTTGTGCGGATCCCGTTCAAAACGTCGTTGTCCGCGTGCCGGACTTTAAATCCGCCCCTTCTGCGCAGCGCTTCAATGAACGATGCGGCAGACGGATCCACGACAACGGCCCTGATTGGCTTATCTCCTGCAAGCCGTTCTACCATGTCGCAGTATTCCTCATCTGTTTTCTGCTTCTTTTCCTCGCGGCCGCTGTAATAGATCTCCGCGATTCTGACTGCACATTTCTTCCCAACGCACCATAACCCGGCAGAAAACGGGTTCAGCGTGCCATAGTCTATAGATATATAATAATCTCCGGTGTCCGGGGTATCCTGCGTGATGCAGCCATCTCCAAACATCGGATATACCAGTCCTTCGGCGCGTACCCAGAGGCCGAGAATGTAGCGGTCGTAATAAACCGTCCCTTCGTATTCTTTTTTCAGATTTTCTTTAAAAGATTCCGGCAGGAACGGATTGTCGTCGATCGTATATGTCTGGCTGAAAATATCCGCGTTGCTATCGAGGAATTTTTTCAGCCAGTGGTCAGGATATTGCGGATTGAACGTCCCATCAAAACAGGAGTATTCCTTATCAAGACGGCTTTTTAGCAGTGCGAAGACTTCTTCCGACCAGTCCGCAACCTCGTCGCCGTAGCAATATTTAATCGACGCGCCGCGGATCTTTGACACCTGAGAAACCTTTTCCGCACCGAGGCAATAGCACTTTTCTCCGAAAATCCACGCCGTGTTGTCGCTGGAGATTGTTCCGACGAGCATATCGCCATACAGGTTCCGCATCGGCTCCAGCACATTTCGCTCAATCGTGGATTTTGTTACGCCGAGAATGACGGCCAGACCATCTTTCCCGATTCGCTCACGAATCCGGATCGGTATGATCCATCGAAAATCTAGGTAAGTCTTCCCGCTTCTGGTGGCTCCGCCCTTGAAATTCCATCGATGCGTCCCGTATTTTACAAATTCACGTTGTTTCGGACTTAACAGCATCTTGGAACTCCTTCAGCATCGAATCAAGCTTCTCCATTGTCGTCCTGTTGCGGTCGGAAGCAGCTGCGTAGCGTTTCATAAGGCTGTCACCGGCTTTCAGCCGGTCGGATAGAGATGCGTCCATGCCGAACTGGTCTTTGATCTCACCGCGCATGACCGCAGTGTAAAATTTCAGAATTTCGTTTGAATCCGCAACCTGCGCCGCTTCCTGTTCGTCCAGCCTGCGCTTTATATACGCAGAAATAGCTGGTTTTGATAGGTTTTCTGCCGCAATCACTCTGCATGATGTTTCTTTGTACCCGGCCTTTTTCGCTGCTTCTGTCGCGTTTCCGGATTTCAGATATTCTTCGCAGAATCGTCTCTGCTTCGGCGTAAGCTTTTCATCCGCCATCGCTGTAAAGCCCGGCCAGCAGCTTCACCACATCCGCAATCTGGTACGTTTCCAGCAGAGTGACGTTCTTCGGCTTTTCATCAGGTCGATATTCGTAAACCATGTATTTCGTCACCATCCTGTCATTTTTCGCGGAATAGATCTGCATTTGATTGATTTTTATTTTGATTCCGTTGTACAAGAGCGCTGTTTGCAGCTTGTGTGCAAGGGCGCGCAAACTCGCCATAGCCGCTCCTTTCTGCCTCATTCTTTCGTTCTCGTGTCTCCGTGTGTGAATAAATATATTTATTCACACCGGAGAACACGAGAACAGGAGGAGGAGGTTTCCGCAGAACGCTGCGGTGCCGATGAAGAAGGGCGTAGAGTTGATCTCTACGCCCTTATAGTAAATGTTAAATTTGGCTCTGGGACGCAGACTTTTTCACAAAAGCCCTCTTTTTTGCCCCACAAGGCGAATAAATTGCCTGTGCCACTCCTGCGCAGTGCGTTCGGACACATAAACCGCCATCGCAGCGCCCTGTAAGGTGTGCGTCCGCTTCCAAAGAACCAAGTCTATGAGCCGGAGTCGCTCCGCGCCGTCAACGAGCTGTTCCGTCTCCGCGATTGCATCCGCAACGGCAGCGCGCTCGGCCTTCGTCATCAGCCCGCCGCCCTTATAGCTGCGGATCATCCATTTTGCATAGGCCCACCAGCCGTATCGCGGCGTGCTCATCAGTAATGTTGCCTCCCTTCGCGCTTTGCGCGGTTCGCATCGTGCAGCGTCCGCATACAGCCCCGTGTCGTTGCATATCTCGCCGCGTCCTTTGATTTCTCCTGCTTGTATCTGTCCGCCTCCCGGCGGAATGCTATGTATCGGGTGCAGTCCGTGTGACAGCCGGTGTGCCTGTCCGCACAGCCTTTGCACGGAGCCTGCACCGGTGTAAGCCCTAGATTTCCCTGCATTCGTCCACCCTCACGCATACGCGCTTGCCGCCCACCTCGACGACATAGCCCGTCCGGTTTGTCCTGTATTTGTATTTCTCGGCAGGATACACCCGCCCGCAGACAGGCCGCATTTCCGGGTATACCGGGATCGAGCACGTGATCAGGATCCGCACGCGCTCCGCCCGGCCCATCACAGCTTCCCCATGTGCCGTCCAGGCGCACGCCTCGCTGCAAAAATTGTATTTTGCCTTGTACTTCGATGGTACGCGCATAAACGTTTTCCCGCAGGCATCGCACGTCAGCTGCATCGGCGGCCTTGGCGGCTTGCGCTGCGTCTTTCTCATAGCTTTATCCCCTTTATGTACTTGTCGAAGTACGTCACGGCGACAGCCATCGCCGCCCACATATCCGCCGAGAAGCCGTAGAAGAAGCCGGGGTTCTTCTTTGTGCCCTTGCCGAAGTTCGGCTGGCCAGGCGCATAGCGGTCGACGAGGGCTTGTCTGATGTTCACATCCTTCGCCGACGCTCTGCCGCAAAGGTAAAGCTTCTCTTCACGGCGGAAGATCTTCTGCATTGGTCGCGGCTCTCCGTGGCTGTCTACATACTCCCAAAAACGCCCAATCCAAAAGCAGGTATCAAATACTTCTGCACCTACCGGCATTCCCATACCGGCAACCATTTCAATTGCAAAATGATCATAAAAGTCATATGGCGTAACAATCACGCCAAACATATCTTCGTTCGATTTCTTCCCGACTTTCAGCACGCGGCGGATCTCTTCGCCGTCGTGTTCTACCACGACGTAGCCGCTCTGAGTGTTTCCGGGGTCAATCGCCAGAATTGTGCCCATCAGGCCACCTCCTTTGTTCAAAGTCTTTGCAGTCCTCTCCGGAAAAGCCTGCTCGATCGATGCGATTGCTTCTTTCCTGATATCCGCGCCCTCGCCCAAGTCGTCTGCGTAGTGTTTGAAAATCTCTTTCAGATTCATCATGCGCCGTTCCCTCCATCCATCTTCGCGCCGCATAGTCTGCAATAATAGCTGTCGTTAGATTCTGCGTTGCCGCATTCACTACAAGTGAATACACCGTCTTCATGGTGAATCCACCGCCCATGTCGCACCTCCGCAACGTCGGCAGTGCGCTGACGAAGCAGGAGCGTTTTCACCCGCTGAGGTGTCCAGTTCGGATTTTCCGCGTTGCAGGCTTCAAAATCTGCCAGCGCCGCCTCGCGGCTGATGTAATCACTCATCATTTACCCTCCGGTTCCATGCCTCAACCGCTTCAATGTATGCGTTCGTGTTCCATGCTGTTTTCAGGGCGACGGATGTCCCGCATTTCCTGCATTTTACTTTAAGAACCATAATCTTCTTCCCGAAATTACATGAACCGCCTGTTTCTTCAACTTCACCGCCGCAGAACGGGCACGGTTTCAGCTCAGCCATCCTTCTTTCCCTCCAATCCCCATTCCTTCAAAACCATATCCCTGCGCACCATGCAGGCAGCATTTGCCGGAAACACAAACGTCTCATCCGTAGAACATCGTGCATAGTGCTCGCAGTGAAAGCATTCTCCCAGCACCAGCGCGGCCTGAACACCAAGTCCCTCGGCCTGCTTTTCCGGCGGCAAATCCTCCATAAATGCCGTACAATACGTGTCAGCCATCTTTCCGCGCCTCCATCTTCTCGAAATAGAACTCTATCGGTTTTTCGTTCTCAATGATGTTTCCATACACGATGCCGACCTTGTAGATGTAGTTCTCCCTGAGTTTGTGCGGGATCTCCTCGATATAGCGCCGGAATGTCTCCAGCGTGTTTGCCCTCTTGTAGTGGTTACACATCCGGCAGGCAGGCATAAGGTTGGAAATATCGTCCGTCCCTGCGTTTTCGGCGTTCCATGCACGTTTCGGCTTGAAATGATCGACTTGCATATCCTTGTAAGCGATTTCTCGCCCACAATACGCACAGTGGCCGTCATACTTCGCATAGACCGCTTCCCGTGTTTTCCTGCTGAAACTCATACTCCGTCCACTCCTTCAAAATACCGTTTCCGTTCTTCCTGCGTAGGCCAGTCTGGGTCGAGGCAACGCTTGCGGCGGTTCCGTTTCCATCCGCTGTAAATCTTCGCATCGCGCCCGTCGATGGTGTACCCAACGCCGCGTTCTGCCCGGTTGTGAACCAGAAGTGGTCGCGGATAATTCGGATTTCTTGCCCTCAGAACCTCATACTCGCCGACAGGTTCTTCGAGTTTCCAGCCACTTTGCTTCAAGTATGCTCTGAGGTCGGACAGCATCCCGTGTCTGACCGTCAATCTGTTCTTCATCTGCTACTCCATTTCCTGCAAAGCCTTCTCGGCTTCTTCGCGGCTAAAAAATACGGTTTTTCCTATGGAACTTTCCACGCATGGGCAGAACGGGTACGTTTCAATGTCCCACCGTCCCTGTATTGCGAAGTATTTCATGCTCCCGACTCGGTGCTCGAAGATTTCTCCGGCAAACACTCTGTATAATTTATCGCCGACTTTGCACGGCAGCACGACCACGCGCCCGTCCTTGTCGGCCTCGGCAAACTCTTTCAACCGTCCGACCGTCATGTTTTCCGCAGCCTGCGCGAAATCCCACAGATGCCAGGCATTTTCGCCCAGCTTACGCAGCATCTCCGGTGTCCATCCCGTATCCTCGTAGGCTTTCAGCCGTCCGTACAGATCGCGGGCCATCTTGCGGAAAATATCCTTTCCAAAGCCGTTGCTCGTTGGGCCGTTGATCAGCACGTTGAGCGTGCTGTCCCGGGACTGCTTCCAGTCGATTTTCTTGCCGCCAATCGCGGCGTGCAGAAATCGGTCGGTATCCGGGTCTACGTTGATATTAGGACTTGTCAATCGTTCCATATCTCTTCCTCCACATACCGCCAGCTCTGCGGCGGGCGGGTGATTGGCACTGGCTCCCAGCCGAATCTCGTCTGCCGCAGGCCGATAAACTCCCACAGATCGCGCGGGTGATCGTAAACGCGCAAATCTGAGATGTGCCAGCCGTATAATCCACGCGCACCATTTGCGTATTTTCGCATTTCCGCAGCAGACAAACACGTGTGTAAAACATCATCCTCGTCCAGCCAAAACCTGCTGTTTGAAAAAAGGTTCGTTACTCTGTTGCAGGTAAACTCCCCGATGACCTTGCCGCCGCCGTAAAACTGTGGCCTTGGATAGTCCGTCGCAATGAAGTCCTCGTGCGGATATTTTGGCAGCGTGCAGTAGATATAGCACTTAAACTGCGGAATGAGTTTTGGTCGCGTCTTGCGCACCTCAATCGTTTTCTCTCCGCTTATGATCTTCTCGCACCACTTCGGTCTGATGCTGATTAAAACAGCTATCATGCCTTTTCTCCTTCCTCCGATTCTTCCGGCAAGCCGCGCCATTCCCAGCAGCTGGAATCGCAGCACCCGGCGCATGGGCATCCTTCCTTCATGCAGTTCATACAGTCAAAAATAATATCACCGTCCGCACCGTCAAATTCGCAAAAATCGTTATGCTTGCAGTCCATGCAGTCATGCCGCTCTTTTATTTGCTCGATCAGCGCGTCCCTCTCGGCTTCTGCCTCCGCCTGCTTTCTCTGGGCGAGGGCAATCACCCTGTCCTTCCACTCAAGTTCTCTTCTGAGCCTTTTTATCTCGTCCGATTGCCCATCTGTCACCGCGCGCAGAAATTCAATGGATTTTTCATATGCTATTTTCTGCGGGCGTTTTACTTTCCCAAGACTCGCGCCTTCGCGGAGCGCCACATTCTCGGCGGTCAGGCGCTCGATGAGGTCAGCTGCATCCGTGCTGAGCCTGTCGGCATCACACCCGAACCACTTCCGGAAATATCCGCACTTCAGGCAATCTCTGTCCGTTGCACTGCATACCGTAGATATGCACTGCAGCGCCTTCACGATCTCTTTTTCAGTCATAGGGTTTCTTCCTCCATTCCTTCAAGAACCATTTGTCCCGGCAAAACGCCGTCCTCCATGGTTCGTTCTAAGTCCATCGGTCCAGCTCCTCCATCAATGCCTTAAAAATCGGGTATGCCTGCTGCGGCACTACAGCGTTCCCGAGGCATTTAAGTCTGTCCACCCTAGCGGGAATCCCATGAGCCACTCTACCCACGTCGGGTTCAGCTGCCCACCAATCTGATCGTTGAGGTTGCACGCGCGGGCCGGATTTTCGTACCGCTTCCGCTGCCCTGTCCTGTAATCCCACGCACACGGTGTTGCAAACATCAGCTCCATTGCCACTCTCTGCGTCAGATTGCATTTGCCCGGATCTTTCTGCCGGCTTGGCGGCACAGAATGCAGCGTGTCTTTGTATTCGTTCGCACGCGGCGTCGGCCATAGCCCGCTCCGGATCAGTACCTGTGCCCCTAGATGCGTGCTCTTTTCTGGTGGTCTTCCGCTCGTCATCGCAGTCATGCCGCATTGTCCTGCCGTCGGTGTCGGCCACATCTGCGATTCCGACGAAGAATACTCTTGATCGTCTGTGCCACGCCCCGACAGCCGCAGCCTCAAAATTAAACACGACGACGTGATAGCCAGCACGCTCCAGATCCTTGACCACCTGCCCGGCGGCAATCTTGATGATTCCAGGAACGTTCTCACCGACAACGCAACGCGGGCGCAGCTCGGTGATAACTCGGAGCATCTCCGGCCAGAGGTATCGATCATCCCCTTTGCCCTTTTGCTTTCCAGCCACGGAAAAGGGCTGGCATGGGAATCCGCCGGAAATAACGTCAACTGTTCGTAGGCCTGTCCGCTCATAAAAACTCTCCTTTGTCAGCGTCCGGACATCACGCCAGCGCGGCACGTCCGGCCAGTGCTTTTCCAGCACCTTCGTCGGGTAGTCGGCAAACTCACACTGCCCGACAGTCGCAAATCCTGCCCACTCGGCAGCCAGATCAAGCCCGCCGATCCCGGAAAACAGGCTCAGATGCGTCAGCATTTTGTTTCCTTTCCCGTCGGCGTCAGCTTGGCCAGCATGATCTGCCCCAGATCCGCAACGTACACCAGCCGCCCACGGTTGTACACCATCAACTTCTCGCCCTGGATCTCCATCCGGTCTGCCTCGATGTTCGTCAGATCGTGGCAGCAATCGCAAACAAATCTCATGCCTTATCCTCCTTGTTTTCCGCAAGCATTCGCTCGACCGCCTCCAGCTGGAACGCATCAAGTTCGTCCCCGTGGAGCTGCACGCCTTGCTGCAATCGGGCAGCTCCCTTTGGCACCGGCCCCATCACCCTGTCCACAGCTGCACGCTCTAACGGGTTCAGATCGGCATGATGCCCCTGCACGCCGTAGCCGGGCTTTGCAGCGCGGCCAAGCGCCGCAGGGCGTGTGCTGGCCTCTTTCAGCCAGTCAAACACGATCCCCTTGTAATTTGCGGCCATAGAGCGGGTTATCACGTCGATCATTGCAGCCTCGCCATATTCCTCTGCGGCTTTCGTGATCTGTGTGACAAGGCTTTGCAGGCCAACAGGCTTATACTCCTCCCGTCGTTCGCCCTTGTACGCCACCCATTTTTCAACTGCTTCGCGCAGCGTGGGGGGTAGGGGGGAAAGAATACTGTCCATGTCCTTTTCCTTTGTCCTTTTCCTTTGTCCATAGCTTTTTTTGCTTTCCTCGGAAAGCATTTGCTTTTTTTGCTTTTCGTTGCTTTCGTCAAAAGCATTTGCTTTTTCGGATTCAGGCCGACCGCCCTGCTTTCCTGCCTCGCTTCTGGACGCGGAGATGGCTTTTTGAGCCGCTACGGATTCGTCAATGTCCCGTCGAATCGCAGGCCAAATGAAACGCTCACTCCCGCTGAACTCTGGCTCTGCTCCCGACTCGCGATAATCCATCGCAGCCAGCACCAAGCGCCCCACCTCAGCGGCACTGTACGCCTCGAAATAGCTCCTGTAACTCAGCCACAGCTTGACGTATTCCTTTTTATCTCCCATCCGTCGGCCCTCAGAACGGAAGCTCGTTTTCGTCGCCGATCTCCATCTGCGGCATATCCGGCGCAGAGAACGGAACCGGCGTTGTGCTCGGCAGCGGCTTGAACTCCGAAGAGGCCGGTGCAGCGGCAGAAGCATTCTGCCCGTCCCGCTTGCTGTCGCCGAAATAAACGCTTTCTGCGATGATCTCGGCAGTCTTGCGCTTATTCCCTTCTTTGTCCTCCCAGTTGCGGATCTGCAAACGGCCAGACACCACGGCCATGCGGCCCTTGGAGAAATACTTGCTGACGCACTCAGCCGTGCCGCGCCATGCGACAACATCAATAAAGTCCGTTTCCTTCTCCGCGCCCTGCGCCGCGAAATCGCGGTCGCAGGCAAGCGTGAAGGACGCAACAGAATTTCCGCTTTGCGTCTGCCGAAGCTCCGGGTCACGGGTCAGGCGGCCCATCAGGACGATTTTATTCAGCATTTGCAGCGCCCTCCATGCCCTCGCCGGTTGCCTGATCGACCGGCATATCGGCCACCATTTCTGCATCTGCGACAACAGTTGGAACGCTGAACATATCGTCGCTGATCTCCGTCTTGACCGTGCTGTCCTGTGCGATCTGCCGAACAAATTCAGACTTCATCGGCGCGTATTTCAGAACCTTTTTCAGGACAGTTTTCTTTGCCATTTCCTCAAAATTGGTCTGCCACGGGCCGGAGCCGTATGCCTTGCTGTACTTCTGCGCATGGGCGCGAACATCGTCCAGCGTCATGATCTCGAAGCCGTAGCCGCCGTCCTTTGTCTTGAACATTGCCCAGACGTTCACCGGGTCGCCGCGATCTCCGTTCAGCTTCGGGATAAATTTCAGGCTGCATTCTGTGCCATACTCGGCAATCAGCGTATCGTTCGCGTGTCCGACTTGCGCCTGGATCGTCTGGATCTCGCCGGAGCGGTATGCAAGGTCGATCATGCCTTTGTATCCAAGTTGGAACTGACATTCCAGACGGTTCTGCTTCCCGTTCCAATACGGGATCAAGTATGCCTGCCCAAGCGGCGTGTTCGGCTCCAAGCCAAGCTGCGCGGCGGTCATCATCGCGCCGAGGAAAGATTGCGGCGTACACTGCGCCAGCTTCGGATTTGTGGAAAGCGCGGAAAGCGTGATCCGCGTGAACCGCTCCGGCGTCATAACGGAGGGAAGCGCTTTCTTGATCTCGCCCTCCATCTGCTTGATATACTGCTGCATTGTCGGATTTCCGCCGCTCTGTGCCTTCATAGCTGTCTGCGCGGTTGCCTGCTGGATTTTGTTCATGATTCTTCCTCCTGTTTCATCTCTGTAATTTTGAATGGCCGGGCCTGTACCGTTTTATAAAACGGCGCCAAATCGATATCCGGGTATGCCTCTTTAAAGGCTTTGGGTTGGAACGTCTGCCGGTTTTGCTGCTTCCAAGAGACGTTGTAGCCGTTGCAGGCGGCCCGCTCTGCCGTGCCCATATCGAGCTTGATCGTGTTTTCAATCTCGCGGCTGCGCTCCGCCAGTGCCGCCGCCTGACGTTTGATCTGCATATACTCAGCCAGCAGCTGTTCGCGTCCGAACAAGTCAAGCTGCTCGCCGTTGCTATCGGCATAAACCGTGCTGATCGCGTCCGTCGTCGCCTCCGAACCGTCCGGTGCAGGCGGGGTGTCTTCCTCGACGCACCGCCAAAAAAGCTTCTCCGCCTCCATCAGCGCGGAGATTTCCGCCTCATCGCGCTCGAGCGTGTATGTAAAGAATCCGCGCCCGAATACGAGAACCGCCAAATACCAACGGTCAAGGCCAGTGACAGCCAGATAGTGCACGCACTGGCAATAATATTTCTCCGGGAAATCCACACCGTTGAACTGCCGAATGTCAAGCGTCGAGGTTGTCTTGCATTCCAGCCCTGCATTTTCGCTGGAAATTCGCCTGTCAATATCTGCGTGCGCCCACGGATACGCGGGGTTCCGAATGATGTAGTTGCAGCGCCGCACCTTTTTCCCGGACGCTTCCTCAAAACGCTTCGCAACATACTCTTCGAGATCTCTGCCGATCCGCATAGCCTCTGTGTCTTCCTTTTCCGGGAGACGCCCAGTCTTATCCATCCATACCGTGTACGGGCTTGCAAAGCGGCTCATTCCGATAACAGCCGCCGCGTCACTCCCGCCAATGGACTTTCTGCGTTCCTCCAGCCATTCTTCGTGGCTCATCTTCGCCGTGGAGATTGTATCGAGCATTTACTCCACCTCCACAAATTCGCCGTTCTGCAGCCGATACCAGGTATCGGCCTTGATCTTCTCGCCGTCGACAATTGCCGCCTTGACAGCAATAATCGGATATGTCTCTCCGTCCCATTCGCCGCGCTCGACACAGCAGATCGCGCAGCCAAGTGCGCCCATTGCTTTACACTCATATCCAGCTGCAAGAGCAACACCGGCTTTGCCCGTGGCGGAGGCCGCGCCCTGATCGCCCGTGGCGGAGGCCGCGCCCTGATCGCCCGTGGCGGAGGCCGCGCCCCGATTGCCCGTGGCGGAGGCCGCGCCCTGATCGCCCGTGGCGGAGGCCGCGCCCTGATAGCCCGTGGCGGAGGCCGCGCCCTGATAG